GCTTGCCGTGCCGAGCTCGAACCAGTCGCCGCGCACGGTAAGCGCGCCTAGACGCGGAATGTTCACAACGCCCGAGGCCGAATTTGTGCCCTCAACGCCGACGACGTGTATCCAGCCGCGCTGCCCCGCGCTCGAAAGCGTGGCGGTCGCGCCGCCAGCAAAGGTCAGCACGTCGTTCGTTGCCAGAGCCGCGCTGCGGCGGCGCAGTTTGACCCAGCCCGTCGAGGGCATCGCGCCGCCGGGGGCGCTTGGTGCGGCGCCGAGCGCCGTCCAGATGCCGAGGTACTCGCCGACGTTCGAGCCGCCGCGCGTCACGTCGGGGGTGCCTTGGACGCCTAGCGCCGGGACGTTGCCCGTCGCCGCGCTGAACGGAACCCACCAGACGTCACGCCCGTCTATCCGCAGCTCGCCATCGTTGACGTCCATCACTCCAAGAACGGCGGCGTTTTGACCCCAGCGGACGTCGGAGTTGATCGTGACCGATCCGCCGGAGTTGATCGTGATCGTCTCGCCGTTCAGGAGCCCCGAGATCGAGGCGTCGTCGTAGTTGACGGCGGTGGTGACGGTTTGGTTAGCCATTCGTCCCCAGGAACGAAAAAGCCCGCGCAGGGCGGGCTTTGGTGGATTGTCTCGGGCGCAGCGCCCCGAGTTGACCGTGTTTTAGTGTCTAGACATCCAGAGAGTCAATGACCAATTTCCTATCAAATGCACAGGCCACGAGACCGCAGCGCGCCGCGGACGAACCAGAGCGTGGCCCGCCAGTGTGTGTACAGCGCGGCGCGTGAGATCCCGAGCCGGTTCGCCTTCACCTGGGCGGGGCTCGCGGACTTGTACCAGGCGTCGATCATCGCCTTCGTCCGCGGCGGGCTGTCGAGGTACACGCGGTCGACGAGAATCAGGATTTCGTCGTTCGACAGCTGCTCGCCGCCGAGCACAGCGCCGTCGTGGATCAGGCGCAGCCGCTCGAGCGGGTGCATACCGCCGCCCTGCCCTTCGCGCGCGTCGCGCGCCCAAGCGTCGAGCAGCTGGTCGACGGGTTGCAGCTCGGGGTCGAGGGATGCGGTCATGAGGTCCTCAAGCAGCGTTCGGTGATGCGGGTGACGTACCAGTCCGAAGCGCCACCGGCGGGCGCGTAGAGGCGCAGGACGTCGAGAGCTTCGGCAGCGGTCGCGAACCTGAGCGCGCCGGCGTGCCAGAACTGGCACCAGACCGGCTGCCCGTAGCGGTCGAGGCCCGAGAGGTAGACCTCGCCCGTCTCCGGCCGGCGGGTGATGCACCACAGGAGCGGCGGGTCGCTGTCGGTCATGGCTCCATCGGCCCCAGCTCGCCGCGGATGAGCGGCAGGGCGTCCTCGAGGCGCATGACCACAAGCCATTCCTTCCCGTCGCCCCGGCAGGCGACGACGGGCGTGTCGTGCGGCCCGCAAGCCGCGACACACTGCTCGACCCACTCGTGGACGGCGATGCCTTTGCGCCGCTTGACCTCCCAGGCGAACCGCCCAGTCTGGGTCAGGTCGTGCCCACCGTCGCGGGCCTGCCCGAGCTTGCGGCGCACCACGAGCCCGAGCTGCTCGCTGAGGATCTTGGCGACCTCGCGCTCGCCGTCCTTGCCCTTTTCGCGCGACCGCCTGCTCATGACGCCCCCCACACGAGCGCGACGACCGCGCGCGCGACGACGATGGCGACGCCGCCGAGGATGCCGAAGAACACGCCGACCGCGGCCCACACCGCGAGGACCTTCAGCCAGCCGATCAGGGCGTCGATGGTGCTCATGGTCAGAACGGGATGTCGTCGTCGAACTCGTCGCGCTGCTTCGGCTCGGCCTGCTGCTTCGGCGCCGCGCGCTCGGAGCGGCGCTGCTCGCCGTCGCCGGAGCCGCCGCGGCTGCCGAGCAGCTGCAGCTCGTCGGCGATGATCTCCGTGGTGTAGCGGTCGGCGCCGCTCTTGTCCTGCCACTTCCGGGTGCGCAGGCGGCCCTCGATGTACACCTGCGAGCCCTTGCGCAGGTACTGCGCGGCGATCTCGGCGAGGCGGCCGAAGAGCGAGACGCGGTGCCACTCGGTCAGCTCCTTGTCCTCGCCCGTGGTCTTGTCCTTCCACCGCTCCGAGGTCGCGACCGACAGCGAGCAGACGGCGCTGCCGGATGGCAGGTTCTTCAGCTCGGGGTCCTGCCCGAGGTTTCCGAGGACGATGGCTTTGTTCACTCCGCGCATGTCGTGCGCTCCTTGGGTTGCTGGTTGACTGGTTGGCCGTAGACGCGCTGGAAGAGCTGCGCCCACGTCTCGCAAGACTTGCCCGCGGCGCGCCCGGCGATTGCCATCTCGCGCCCCGAGCTGACGATCGCCGCACGGATGCGCTCGCGGCGCTCCTCGCGGGTGGTGACGCCGCCATCCCAGGACATCGGCATCCCGAGCCTGCGGGCCATCCACGCCTCGACGACGAGCTTGTCGCCGTTCATGCGGGCCTCCGGATTGTCGGCAGCAGCTCGGCGACCTTGGCCGGGCCGGTGACGCGGCCGCGCCACGTCGAGCTCGGCCCAGCGATTGCGGGCAGCTGCTCGCGGATCTCGACGCGCTGCTCGAGCTCGCGGAAGGCTTCGACGAAGCGGCGCTCGAGGAACTGCAGGCTGTCGGCGTAGGCGCCCGCGATGACCGGCCATCCGCCGATCGCCTGGACGGCGCGCTCGACCTCGGGCACCGCGGGTCCTGCGCGCCATGCACCGCGCGCGTGCTGCAGCGCTGCGGCCCACGCCTCGCCTGCGGTCATGCGTCCGGCCTTGCGCAGGTCGGTGAAGTCCGCCGGGCGCGGCATGAACCGCGAGTGCGCCAGCAGGTGCCCCGCCGCCTGCTCGAACTCGGCGAGCGGCCAGTCGCGCAGGGCGAGCCAGTACGCGTCGAGCAGCGGGCCGTCGAGCTCGCGCTCGTAGACCTTCGAGAGGCCGGCCAGCACGGCGCGGAAGCGGGTGAAGTCGTCAGCCTGCATCGCGGAGCTCCGGCGGTCGCCAGTTGGCCGTGCGGTCGACGTTCGCGCGGGTGAGTTTCGACAGGTCGGTGCGCGGCGGGTCGCGGTAGAATCGCAGCCCGGCGTCGATGTGCTTCGCGTCGCGCAGCAGCAGCTCGATCGCGTCGTACACGGTCGAGCGGTCGTTCTGGCCCATGTGGTGGGGCGAGTTCTTGTAGCCGCTGATTGCCTGGCAGAGGTCGGCCTCGGGGTAGGCCTTGAGGGCGTCGCGGATCAGCTTGCGGCGCTTGGCGTCGAGCTTGGCGGCCGGGTGGTTGTGCACCGAGCGCCAGTGGTCGAACACGCGCTGGACGACCTCGCGGTCGGGCGCTTCGCCCGACAGAGGTTCCGAAGGAACCTCAGTATTCCTATCCCTTCCTATCCTATCCATATCAGGCGCGAGGCTTCCCGAATCACTCGCGAGGATTCGCGAACCTTCGCGAGGACCGGGGAGCTTGGACGCGGTCGGGTGGTCAATTCGCTGGTGATTCCGCCACTTGGACACCTGCAGGTAGGTAGAGCCGTCGACGGTGTAGCGCTCGATGCACTGCTCGCGCTCGAGCTCGACCAGCCAGCCCTCGATCTTCTTCGGGGCGTCGTCGTCGTAGGGGTAGAGAAGGCTCGCGAGCATTCGCGAGGCCGCGCGAGTCCTCCCGTCGTCATCGCAAACGGTCCAGAGCAGCACGAAGAGAAGCCGGGCCTCTCGCGAGACTCGGCCCATGCTCTCGGACTGCGGGAACTCGGGCTTGATGGATCTGATCCGTGGCATCGGGTCCTCGTGGGGTCAGGTCGCCCTGGCCGCCCCTTTCGGGTGCGGCGCCCGCGAACGGGCTCGGACAGGGCGGGGTTCGGTGGTGGCTGCTGCCGGCCGCCCGCGGCGCGGGAGGTCGACGGGATAGAGGTCGGGGCGCAGGACGTGCCGCGACAAGCCGGTGACGGCCTCGAGCTGCAGGACGCGCTCGGCCGGAACACGGCCGCGCTGCCGCCATTCCCAGACGGACGGCGCCGCGATGCCGATAAGACGGGCCAGCGGCCGGACCCCTTTTGCGACCTGTATCGCAATTTCGACGGGGTTGTGTGCGTTGGGGGCTGTTTTTTCGCTAGGCATGGCCTAACTATAGGTCAGGCATACCCATACTTTCAACTGTTAGGCTGCACCCATGACCATCGGCGAACGAATCCGACAGCGCAGGAAGCTCCTCGGGCTGACGCTCCAGAACGTGGCGGACACGTTCCAGATCAACCGCGCATCAGTCTCCGAGTGGGAAAGCGGCAAGTCTCAGCCCGACGTGCGTAAGCTCGCCGAGCTCGCGCGCGTACTGAGGGCGAGCCCTGAGTGGCTGCTGACCGGCGACCAGAAACACGCCCCGGACGTCGAGAGCGACCTCAACCACCACTACGAGCGGGTGCGGCGCGCGAAGTTCAAGCTCGAGGCCGGGATCTGCGGATACACGGTCGAGTTCAGCGACGAAGATGATGCGCCGCCCATCGTTTTCCGAGCCGAATGGCTGCAGCGAAACAAGCTCAGGGCCGACAAGCTGATCGCGATGAAGGTGAGCGGGGCCTCGATGGAGCCCGGCCTTTGGGACGGCGACACCGTCGTCGTGAACTTGGCCGACGTCACGCCGCAGGACGGCGTCGTGTTCGCGGTCAACTACGAGGGCCAGTGCGTCATCAAGCGCCTTCGGCGCGACGCTGGGCAGTGGTTCCTGGCATCCGACAACAGCGACAAGCGCCTGTATCCCGACAAGCGCTGCGACGAGGCCGCGTCGATTCTGGGCCGAGTCGTCACAAAGCAGTCCGACCACATTTGACGAGGTAGGTCGCCGACCAGGCGGGCCCGTCTGCGCCCCTTCTGTCAGGTGACGCTTGACAGTTTAAAAGGGTGCGCCTAACATCCCTCCATGCCGCGCGTTGTGCTGCGGCGAACAGACTGGAGGGTCTGCCGATGTCCGACTTCCGAATCTCCGGCCTCGAGTTCTCGGCCACCACCATCAACGTCGTCGCCCAGACCGACCGCGCGCGCGAGTGGGTCGCGCGTCAGGTCGGCGCCACCGCAGTTTCCGTCGAGTACCGCAAGTCCTACGCGGGCGAGGTGCTCGGCAGCATCCAGGTCGCTGGCCTTAGCTACGAGAGGGCCGCGTCGTGAGCGCCGAAGCCCTCGACTGGCTGCTGCTGCTGTGCGGGTGGTTCGCGCTCTTCGGCCTCGGTGCCGCGGCCCTCGGTGCGTACGAGTGGTGGCTGCGGCATCGCAGCCGTGAGGTGCTGCCGAAGCCCGGCGGCCGCGCGCGGATCTACCGCGCCGACCCGCCCTCGGTGTCGCGCTGGGGCAGCACCCGATGAGCGCGCGCACCAAGACCTGCTCGGCCTGCGGGGAAGACCTGCCGCTCTCGAAGTTTCGCAGGGTCGGGCGCGGCCACAGCAAGACCTGCTCGGGCTGCGAAAGCGGCGCGTCTGCCGCTGAGGAAACCGCCGCTGAGCCCAACGTCCTCCTGCAGATCCGCCCGGGCTACGAGCTGCGAGCGTGGGTCGACGGCGACGGCGACCTCGTGCTCGCCCAAGAGACGGCCGAGGGCGAGTCCCGGATTTATCTCGGTGAGGGCCAAGTGAAGCAGCTCGCCGAGTTCCTGCTGCCCCTCAAGGAGTCGACGCCGTGACGCTTACGCACGTCGATCGCCTCGCCTGGGCGCGGTTTCGCGACCGCCTCGCCGACGCCGTTGCCGCAGGCCTGCCGCCCGCGCCGCCGCCCGTCGCCGTCCAGCTCGACGGCATCACCGTCACCGAGCTGCTCGCCGCTCTCAAGTTCACCGGCATCGTCGCGTCGAACCGCGACGGCCGCATCGTCCTTCACCGCAGGGGAATCTGATGCTCGCAGAACAACGATCCGCCGACTGGTTCGCCGCCCGCCTGGGCTGCGCGACCGCCTCTTCCTTCAAGAACGTCCTGGCCAAGCTCAAGAACGGCAAGCCCGCGCAGGCGCGCGAGTCGTACCTGATCGAGATCGTGACCGAGCGGCTGACCGGGCAGCCGGTGCCGCATTTCACGACCGCAGCGATGCAGTGGGGCATCGACAACGAGCCCGCCGCGCGCATCGAGTACGAGTTCCGCACCGAGCGCGTGGTCGAGGAGACCGGGTTCATCCGTCACCCGTCCATCCTCGCCGGCGCCTCGCCCGACGGCCTCGTCGAGGCCGATGGCGGCATCGAGATCAAGTGCCCAAGCAGCACGACGCACGTCGACACCCTGATTCACGGGATGCCGGACGAGCACATGGCGCAGCTGCAGGGCGCGATGTGGATCACCGGCCGCGCGTGGTGGGACTTCGTGTCCTACGACCCGCGAATGCCGAAGGACCTGCAGATCTACATCCAGCGCATCGAGCGCAACGACATCTTTATCGCGGGGCTCGACACCGAGGTCCGCTCCTTTCTTGCAGAGGTCGACAGCACCGTCGACCAGCTCACCCGGAGGAACGCAGCATGACCCAGACCACCGCACTCTCGACCGCCATCGGATTCAGCGACGTCGAGCGCATGGCGAGCGCCGTCGCCAAGTCCGGCCTCTTCGGAGTCCGGACGCCTGATCAGGCGCTGTCGCTGATGCTGATCGCGCAGGCCGAGGGCCTGCACCCGGCGATCGCCGCGCGCGACTACCACGTCATCAACGGCAAGCCGACGCTCAAGTCCGACGCGCTGCTCGCGCGGTTCCAGGCGAACGGTGGCCGGGTCGAGTGGACCGAGTACACCGACAAGGCGGTGACCGCCAAGGTCGGCCACCCGCAAGGCGGCACCGTAGAGATCCGCTGGACCATCGAGCAGGCCGAGCGCGCCGGCCTGACCCGAAATCCGACGTGGAAGTCCTACCCCCGGCAGATGCTTCGCGCGCGCGTGATCAGCGAAGGCGTCCGCGCGGTGTTCCCGGGCGTCGCCGTTGGCGTCTACACCTCCGAGGAGATGCAGGACACGATGGCCGCGACCGCTAGCTCGGTGGCGGTCGCCGACGAGCCGGTGGTGGCTAGCCCGGTGCAGCTCGTGCGCGAGGCCCCGGACGTCGATGCACTGAAGACCCGCTACCGCGACGCGATCGTCGTCGCGCGCAAGGCGAAAGACAAGGACCTCGAGGCACAGCTGTCGGAGGCGAAGGATGCGCGGAAGGCCGAGCTCGAGGCCATCGACGCGGAGCCCGCCGACCAGCCGGAGGCAGCATGAGCGCCTCGCAGACCGAGCAGATCCGGAAGGCGCTGCTCGCGGGCGCGGAGCTCACGCCGCTCGAGGCCCTGCAGCGGTTCGGCTGCCTGCGCCTTGCCGCGCGCGTCGCTGACCTGCGCGCCTCGGGCCTGCCGGTCGAGACGATCGCCGACCAGGCGAACGGCAAGCGGTTCGCCCGGTACCGGCTCGCGAGCCCGCAGGGGGTGCTGCTGTGAACACGGTCCGCACGCTCTGCTGGGTTCTCGTTTGGTCGTGGCTGATTGCCGTGGCCGCCGCCTCGCTGGCCCTCATGTGGATGGAAGTCCGCGAACGCTGGTTGTGACCCTCCCCCGAGCCCAACGGGAAAACGTCCGCCGCGTCGGCCGGCGATTGGGCAGCCGACAACCATCCCCCGCTCGAGGTGCGCGAGATCTGTCTGCCGAGGCCGGCCCGGACGCACCAGCCGGAACTGGAGGAACCATGCTTGTCGATGACGGAGTGTTCGAGGCGCTGGCCGAGCTCGATGCCGAGCCGCCCGCGCCGACCGTGGAGCAGGCGATCGCCCGCATCCACGCCAAGGGCCTCGGGACCGAGGCGACCGTGCTGCTCGGCCGTGGCGACGCCGCCTGGTCGATGCTGCGCTCGCTGCGCGACGCGCTGCGGCGGCTCGACCCTGCCTGGTGCGCGACGCACGGGCAGGAGCAGATCAGCGACGAGGATCTCGACAAGGCAATCGCGACGCTCGAGGACCTGCTCGAGGATCACGACGCGCACGGGGTGGAGCCGTGAGCCGCGGTCCGGAGTACGAGCGCATGGCCGAGCTGCTCACGCGCGCGGTCGTGCTGCTGGCCGTCGTGCTCGGTGTCGTTGCGTTGGCCGCGTCGCTGCACGAGGTGGCGCCGTGAACGGCCGCACGCCGAGCCTGACGCTCGAGCAGTACCGGCGCGTTCGCGAGCTGCGCGACCTGCAGCGCCGATACAGCGACAAGTTTGTCGCGCACGAGCTCGGCATCTCGGTGACCAGCCTACGGCGCATCAAGAGCCAAGGCATCAAGCGCTACGACTACGAGCTCGCGAAGGAGACGAAGCCGTGAGCATGACCCCCGACGCCTACAAGGTGATGGTAATGGCCGTCGAGACCGGCGTCGCGCTCGGGGTGCGGCGGGCGTACAAGCATGCCGCGAAGCCGAGCGAGGACCAGATTGCCGCGATGGTCGAGCAGGCGGTGCTGGACGAGATCTGTGAGTGGTTCAAGTTTGAGGAGATGCAGCTGTGAGCGGCATAACCGAAGAAGGCGCGTGGTTGTTCTGGTTCTTTGGCGCGTTTTTTCTGACCTGCGCGTTGGCATGTGTTGCGGCCGACGAGGACTCGCGCTGGCGCAAGCCGATCTGCCTAGCCTGGCTCGCCTGGACGCTGCCGCCGTTCATCGCGGCCTGGGTCCGGCTGGTGCTGTCATGACCCCGTTCCAAAAGTCGGCGCTCACCATCGCGGTCGACTGGCTGGCGACCGAGCCGACCGACCTCAGCTCGTGGGCGGCGCAGGGGCGACGGGTGCGCGTGATGCTTGAAGCCGCGCTCGCGGAGGAAAAGGAGACTTTCGCGCAGCAGTTGACGCGACGGTCATGGGAGGCGCATCGCGCCGAGCGCGCGGCGAGCGCTGCCGTAATGTCAGGCGCCGAGGCTGACCGGGTGCTGACCGACGCGCTGAGGAAGCCCTGCCGATACCCTGCCTGCCAGGACGCCGACGGGCGCTGCCCGCGGATCTTCGCAGGCCAGTGCTCGGGGCCGGGCGGGGTGGTGGCATGAGCGCCCTCCTCGAACGCGGCCTGCGCCCAATCGCAGAGCTCGCCGCCGATCGCCCGCATGGGCACCGGCTGCGGTACCTCGCGGGGTGCCGGTGCTTCCAGTGCCGCCGGTCGAACAGCGACTACGAGCGCGAGCGCCAGGCGGCCCGGGCCGCGGGCGACTGGAACGGCCTGGTCGATGCCGACCGCGCGCGGCGCCACCTGCGGGCGCTGGCCCGGAAGGGCGTCGGCCGGCGGATGGTGGCGGCGGCGTCGGACGTGGCCCTGTCCGTGGTTGCCGACGTGCGCGCCGGCCGGAAGCTCAAGATCCGCGCGCGCTCCGAGCGCCGCATCCTCGCGGTCACGCCGGCCTGCCGGGGCGACGCGGCGCTCGTGCCGGCGGGGCCGACGTGGGAGCGGATCGCGTGGCTCCTCGAGGAAGGCTTCACGAAGGGGCGCATCGCGCTCGAGCTCGGCAGGAAGACGCGGGCGTTGCAGCTGAATCGGGAATGGGTGACGGCGCGGAACGCCGCTGCCGTCGAGGCGCTCGTGCGGAGGTATCGGCAGTGAACGACATGGAACGACTGGCCCAGCTCGCGCGCGAGGCCGGGGCGCTCGACGTCGAGGGCGACGGCGAGGAGATCATCTTCGACCGGCAGGCTTTGCGGCAGTTCGTGACGAAGCTCATCGAGCTCGGCGTCGTGCGGGTGCGGAACGTGGTTCCGCTCAGGATGCCCGCAGGATGACCGCCGAGACGCGTTCCGGCGGCGCTCAGGGCGAGATGCGCCCCTGCGGGTACTGCGCCGCCCTGTTCGTGCCTGCGCGGCCCCAGCAGGCTTTCTGCTCGACCAAGTGCCGCTCAGGCCACCACGTCGACCGTGGCGCCACCGGGGCGGTGCGCAGCGTCCGGCGCATCAAGACCGGCGCGTCGGTGGTGGTGCACCTGACCGGCCCGGCGGCCGAGGCCGCGCTGCAGCTGCACCTGGGCGACGAGGTCCGGATCGTGGAGAGCGTCGAGTGTTCCTGAGCCAGTCGGAGATCGAGGCCCTGACCGGCCGCGTCCGGCCGGCGGCGCAGATGCGCGCCCTCGAGCAGATGGGCATCCCGTTCCTGCGGCGCCCCCAAGGTGCGCGCGGGCGGTCGCCTGTCGTCCTGCGGTCGGCCGTCGAGGGACTGCTGCCCGCCCCTGCTACCATGGCCCCGGAGCCCCGTCTGAGGTTGCCTTGATGCCACCCCGCCAGCGCAAGACCGATCGCCACCTGCCCGCCTGCGTCTACCACAAGCACGGCGCCTACTGGTTCGTCCACGCTGGGCGCTGGACGCGGCTCGGGACCGACCTGCAGGCGGCGCTCGCCGAGTACGCGCGGCTGCGCGAGAGGCCGAAGGGCGGCATGGTGCAGCTCATCGACGACGCGCTCGCGCACATGCGGCCGAAGCTCGCGAAGTCGACGGCGAAGCAGTACGAGGTCGCGGCCAAGAAGCTGCGGCAGATCCTCGCGGAGTTCTCGCCCGAGCAGGTGAGGCCCAAGCACGTCGCGGCGATCAAGGTCGCGCTGCGCGACAAGCCGAACATGGCGAACCGCTGCCTGTCGGTGCTGCGGTCGGTGTTCGCGCTCGCGCTCGAGTGGCAGATCGTCGAGTCAAACCCGGTGGTCGGCATCCGCCGACACTCGGAGCAGAAGCGGGACCGCTACATCACCGACGAGGAGTTCGTCGCGATCCGCGCGGCAGGCTCGCCGCGCTTCCAGTGCCTGGTCGACCTGCTGTACCTGACCGGCCAGCGCGTGAGTGACGTCCTGGCGATCCGGCTCACCGACCTGACGCCCGAGGGCATCCGGTTCAAGCAGGGCAAGACCGGCGCGAAGCTGCTCGTCGCGTGGACGCCCGAGCTGCGGGCGGTGGTCGAGCGGGCGAAGGGGCTGGGCGGCAACGTGCGCGCGATGACGCTGTTCTACACCCGGCGCGGCGCGGTGCCGGCGTACTCGACGGTGCACGACCAGTGGCAGGAGGCCTGCCGAGTGGCCAGAGTCAGGGATGCGCACATCCACGACATGCGGGCGAAGAGCCTGACCGACGCGAAGCGCCAAGGCCTCGACGCGACGGCGCTCGCCGGTCATGCGTCGGCGGCCATGACGGAGCGCTACATCCGCGCGCGCGAGACGCCCGTGGTGATCGGCCCGGGCGGGCGAAGGGTCTGAGGTATTAGACAGTCTAATAGACACGCATTGGACAGCGCATCTAAGTAGTTGAATGGAAAGGATTTCAGAACATACCCCGGTAATGCAGCAGTACGCCCGAAACATGGGGTTAAGCGTCGGGAATTCTTAGGAATTCCGGACACGGCTGTCTAATTCGTTGGGGTGAGATAGGCTCGCGCAACCTGCTGAAATCGCAGGGGCGCGAAGTGGCAATTAGACAGCGTTGGAGGACGTGACCATGGGATTCGGAATCGACTCAATCGGCGGCCTGCTGCTGGTCGCGCTGCTGCTGTGGCTCTACCTGCTGCCCTGGTGGGTCGCCAAGGGCCGCCGCCACCCGAGCGTCTACTCGATCGCGGTCGTGAACGTGTTCCTCGGCTGGACGTTCATCGGGTGGGTCGGCTGCCTCGCGTGGTCTCTTTCTGCAGCCGGCAGGCCGCAAGCTCGCGAATAGCCCGCAGCTTGAGCGTGGACTCGTCCACGCATTCGGTGGCGTCGAGGTAGGCGCGCGCGAGATCCCCATTCGTCACAAGCTCGCGCGCGGGCGGCGCGCAGGGTTCAGTCAGCGCGACCGGGATCGCCGGGCACTGCTCGATCACGACCAAGCGCGACCCGCACGCTGTCAGGGATAGGCTCGCGAGACCAGTCGCGAGCAGCGGGATCATTCTGGAACGCATTGGAGAGGCCCTCGCGGCGGCTGTTGGCCCGGCGGCGGGCCTCGGTCAGGTTACGGTCGAGCTCGGCCATTACGGCCTGCTGGGCGGCCAGCGCCTCGGCGAACCGGGCACCCGCCTCGGCGGTCGCGGACTCCCAGCGGGCGCGCTCCTGCGCCACCCCCCGGTCGTGCGCCCAGTCGTAGGCGAGCCAGAGGCCGGTTAGGATCAGGACGGAACCGGCCAGATAACCGGCCAGCCGGAGCGTCAGCCAGGGCGGGATCACTTGCGCGGGTCCACGCCGCAGAGCCAGCTCGCGTACCAGCGCAGCTTCCGGGCGTCCTGCTCGAGCGCGTCCTTCCGCCCGAGCCGCCAGTTGTACTTCGCCACCTGCCCGCGCAGGTAGCCGCGCCACTCCTCGTCGGAGAGCTGCGCGCGGATGGCGTCAATGCACTCGACGTCGCCCTGGTTGTAGTGGGCGGGCCGGTTCACTGGGTCGTTCATGCCGCCTTCCTCCGCCGCCGCAGCCACGTCAGATAGTCCGCCGCCGCCTCGATGTCG